ATTCCGTTGTCTTCGGCAACAGGGACATCTGCAACAACTTCCAACTACTTTAGTGAATTTGCCTATAACGCATTGTTCAATGCATGTATGATAGAGTCATCCAAGTTTACTAAAAGTTGGGATGTAGTACAAATGTGGGAAGGCAGCTATAAAAATTCAATAGATGCACTTAGAAATCAAGCTCGCAGAATGCGGCAGGACGATATGGAGACTCCTCGTAATCCAGTGGGTGGACCTAATCCTGTAATACAAGGAGCACAGTAATGGTTAATCGTACTAAAATATCTAAAGAAATTCGTAGACGTGCTGGTGGACCGTCCAAACAACCAACAGCAGCAGAAGTAAGAAAAAAAGCTGCTCAACAGAAAACAAATCTTAGTCAGAAGGATTGGGAAAAAATACCGGGAACAGGTACAAGTCCAAACAATCCTCCTAAATATAGGATGAAGGAAGAAGCCAAGGCAAGACAGCAAAGTAAATTTAAGGTAGAGCAAGCCAAGAAAAAAGAAAAGGTAACGAAGCCAAAAGTAGAAGCTCTTTATAAATCAGCAGCAGAAGGTGCTCCTTATGCCAGACTTACTGGAGCTGTTCGACGAGGAGCTAAGAAAGCACAATTAGCAAAAGATATTGCTAGTCGGGATATAGATGATTTTCCATCACAATCTAGAAATAGAGCTATATTAGGTGAACTAAAACGTGCACAAGATATAAAAAGACGTAGTGTCTCACCTCCAACTACTCCTCGTCCATCTGTTGTTCCTCTTCCTGCAATGTCACCAGCACAGATTGGTATTCAAGGAATGAAACGAAGACGTTCTCCTGAACTATTACCAGCTATTCCAACTGATGTACCTATCAGTGAACGACGACGTATAGAACCAAGAATAGATAGAAGAGCAACACCAGCAGATATAGCAGCTACACCAACAGCAAGTAAAACAGGTGGTAAAGTTTCCAAGTCAAAAGGTGGAACGATAAAGAAGAAGCATGGAGGTAAACTTCATAAGACTAGAAAAACCTACGGTGGACATGACGGTAATAAGTATGTGTCCAAACTATATAAATAGGAGAGTAACATGGGACCACATACAATATTAAAAGATCCACCTGATCTGGAAAAGATCAATGGGAAACCTACAGGTCAGGGCTATGGTGCAGCTCGTAAAGGACCAGACGTTAAAGGAACTCCTCATGATGTCGTAACAAATGAAAGTTATGAAAAGGGAGAAACTTTTAAATTGGACCATAATAGCGTCCGTAATATTCATATAAAATAGGAGGATATTATGGGTATAATTACAAAAATTGGTAAGGCAGCTTTAAAAAAGAAACCTAAAGTAAAACGTAAATTATCAAAAGCTACATTAGATAGACTTAATCGTCAGCTTGGAAAAGTAAAAGCACCTTCAACTAAAATGATTAAAGGATATGAAAGTGGTAAAGGTAGAAGGGGTGGTGCAAAAGCACCAGAACAAGCAAGAAAGATAAAAGGTAAAGAAGCTGCTGATGTTAAAGTACCTGCTGATGTGGTACGAAGAGAACATGTTGCAGGAGAACGTGCTGTAGAAGCAGGCACACCTCCTCCTCAACGAGAACCGGGACTTTTGGAAGGTGGTAAATCTGCTGGACTAAGAAAAGGATGGCAAAGGAAGATAAAAAAATTAGATCGTTTAGATGACTCATTAAATACTGTACAAGAAAAAATTGATAAATTAAAACAAAGATCAAGACAAACAAAAGATCGTATAGGTAAGATGAGAATAACTACTCAGATTCAGAAATTACAGGCTAACCTTAAAAGTATAAAGGAAAAAATGAAGCTTGAAAGAGATAGTATGAAAGACATGACAAAAAGATATGGAACGGGTATTCAAGTTAAAAAGGGTGGAATTGTTAAACGATCTACAGGTGGTCTAATAGGAATGGGTGCTGCTCTTCGTGGTGGTGGTGCTGTACGGAAACGATAGGAGGATATTATGGCTTTAAGTTTATTAGGTAAAGGTATAAGATCACTACAAAAGAAACGTGTTCAACGAGCGTTGAAACCAAAAGTTTCAAAGGATTATAAACCAACAGGTTTAAGAAAGCATGTAGAGAAAAAGGCTGTTAAAAAAGAAACAGCACGAGTTCAAGCAGAAGCTCAAGCAGGAGCTAAGAAAGCTGAACGTGGTGTACAACCTACAAAAGCAGCCGTATTGGAAAAGAAAGTTCTTCCAGAAGTGTCAGGAGTTAGGGCGAAAATTAAAGGTATGAGTGCGAAGGATATATCTGAAAAATATACAGGTAAAGAAATATCGGCTATGCAAAGAAAGATTAAAGATCCTCGTATTCTTGCTAGATTACAAAGAGCACGGAAAATGAGAGAAAAAGGCCATAGACAATGGGAAACTTATGAAAAAGGTGAGAAGCATACACCGGGACAGAAACTTAGATTTAAGTTTGATAAATCAGGTGGAACTTTAAAGCGTAAGTCTGGTGGTAAGATGAATACAGATGGTAATGCATATGTAGCTTCTCTCTACAAAGGTGGAAAAGTAGGAGGGTAATATGGCAGCAGCTGGTAAACTTTTTAAAACAGCCGTTAAACGTGGTCGTAAAAGTAAGCGTGGTCGTGGTATTGGAACTAAAGAAGAAAAGATAGAAGCAAGGAAACTTGGTATTAGTGTAAAGAAATTACGAGAAGGAAAGAAATCTGCCAAGAGAATTAAAAAGGCTAAACCTACTGTAGCTCCCGGTGTAATTGAAACTCAAGGTGCAGGTTATCAAGAAGGTTTTCCCACAGCAAGATCAAGACAAGCAATGATATCTTCTTTAGGGACTATGCCAAAAGGAGCACAACGAGGAGAAGTAGGTAAATTACTTAGAAGCCAACGAGCAGAAGATAGACCTCCTGATATACTTCCTAGTCAGGGAAGAGTTCCACGAACTGAAGGTGCTCCAAGTGTAGGAGAAGGAGTTAATACTCAATTGCGTTCTCTACATCGTCCTGATTATAAACAAGTACATGATCAAGCTGTTGCTCATTTAAAGAGAACAGTTCCCGGTAAAACAGAAGCATGGTATGATCGTAAAGCAAGAGAATTAATTGAACGTGATTTTCCTCAATTTGAACGAGGACAAGAATATATTGCTGGAACTCCAAAACAGGTTATGGGTATGATGCGTGGTAAAGAACAGGCATATCTTCCTGAAGAAATTGCTCAAGTAACTGGTGAAGGTGGTATGGAAGCACAATTACAAGATTTAGTTTCACAGTTTCAAGCAGGAAGACGTAGGAAACGTGGTGGAATAGTAAGGCGTAGAAAAGGTGGTGCTATAGGTGTAGGTGCCGCACTACGTGGTTATGGAAAAGGATATAAGAAACGAGGTTAAAATGCCTTTTAAGTCAAAGAAACAGTTGATGTATCTTAAAATAAATAATCCAAAACTTTATAATAAATGGATAGAAAAATATGGAAGTAATACTAAAGGTACAAAAACAAAGAAAGCAAGGAGAAAAAAATGACTCGAATTATAGATCGTTTTAAAGAACCCTCATCTTATGCTGCACTTGCAGGTGTTCTTGCCATGATTGGTATTACCATACCAATTGATTTATGGCAGAACATTATTATGATTGCATGTGGTGCATCAGGTGTTGTAGGTTTCTTCATGAGTGAGAATACACATACACATACAAAGAAGAAATAGTCAATATGGCTTCCCCTACTTCTTATTTAATGGGTAGAGGAATTAGTTCTCTTCCTACTACTATTCCTACTCCAGTACGTTTATATGCACGACAATTTATGCCACGGGCTTCTGAAGAAACTTTAACGGAAGAATATTTTCCAAAAGAAGAATTAGAGGCTATGCTTACTCTTATTGGGCAATCAAGAATTCGTGGTGAACAAAAAGAAGTACCCGGCCGACCACGTACAGAAAGTACTTTAGATAATTTATATTGGGCCGATCCTGCTAATATGGGTTTTAGAGTTCCTTGGAAAAAGAGAAGTTATGAACGATTACCGGGATTTCCAAAACACGGAAGTGTTCAGTATGTAGATTATAGTAGTCTTTTACCACATAGAGGAGCAACCTATAGAGAAGCAGCCTTAAGTCGAAGAAAGGAAGGAGATCCTACTGTTCCAATATCAAGAGTTCTTGGTTCTTTAGGAGCATTTCCTTGGAAAATAGTAAAAGATCCTAAAACTGGAGGATATAAATATCTTATTGGTGGAGAAGCAGGAGAAGAAAAATATAGTTGGAATCCAGATTATGGAGAAAGGGGAATAGCAACTGGAAAACAATATGCTACTTTAAAAAATATGTTAAATAGAATTATTGGAAGAAAACAAAGTAAACGTTCGGCAGAACAGCAAGCTCTAGGAGTTTCTACACATAGAGGTAGTCGTTATCCAGAAATGATAGATACACATTTATGGGGTGATTTATTAAGAATGTTAGGATCACGATTTGGTCCTAGAGAAACAGAAGGAGAAGGAATTCCTTTTCGTATATCAATTCCAGCTCCTAGAAAAGAAAGTGAATAAGTATGGCTACGTCAGGAACATTTAACTTTAACTTAGATATAGATGAGGTGATCCAAGAAGCTACGGAGATGATCGGGGGTGAGCAAACCCTTGGTCATACTCCTGCTTCTGCTCGT